GCGGCAGGTGACTATATTAAACCAGCAGAGGGATTTGACGCTATAGACTTTGCCAACCCAGACAGTATGACAATGACTGAAGAGGGTAGGGGCATTTATGAATCATATCTAGCAGGCAAGGGCGCTACAAAAATTACAGACCTAATGCAGTCTGCTAATGTCGCTTCAGATTCAGGTGTTGTAGACATGCTTGACTTTGGGCATTTGGGTGATTCCGCAGGCAGCATAGCTAAAAACGCAGCCATCCAAATAGGTAAGGCTAATCTGCCGTCTGATCCAAAAGATCGCCCCGCTGTACTTATACCTTATGCTAGAGCATACGGCGCACAAAGTTCATCTAAAGAAATGATAGACTATGTTATACAAAACAGTGTAACGGCTGGTGTCACATTCTATGATAGGAACGGCGCAAAAATAGACGTGCCTGCTGGCGGGTTAAATCGTGAAGCTCAAAAAGCATTACAAGGACAAACGGCCTTTATAGAATTCGCCAGACCAAATGCTACCTTGGCTCAACCAGTAGAATAGGTTTTTAAATGGCTAAGTGGAAATACGGCGGAGAGGTCTTCGAGTTTAACGAAGATCTTTCAGCCGAACAGGCAACTTCAAAAATTCAAGCTATCCTTGAAGACAGACGTATTACCGCTAACACTACAGGTGCTAGCGGTAATGAAACAATTGATGAGTCTGTTGACCGTACCCCAACTGTCCCCCTTGACGTAAAAGAAACAAGTGGTCGAGACTTATTGGGTGACGTTTTTGTTGGTGGGGCTAGCGGTGCGACCAAAGCTCTTCAAGGCACACTTGAGCTTTTCGGTATGTACTCTGATTTAAAATACGGCATGGGCAACCCGCTCATAGCCGCTGCTACTCAAGACAAAGTTAAAGAAGGCGAAATGATCCCGCCTGTTTCAAGCACACCTATAACAGATACAGTTACTGATGCGTTTGAAGGGGCCAGAGAATATTTAAATTTAAAACCAGAAACATTAGCTGGTGAGATTGCAGAAATAGGTACGCAGTTTGTTTTACCCGGCATCAAGGGTGCGGGTGCAATGGAAAAGACTACACGTCTTGGTCGTAAAAAACTTATCGACATAGCACGGAGTGGTAAGTCTAAGCTGACAAGAAGACAAAAGCTCACACTTGTTGGGCAGCAGGCGGCGGCTGCGGGTGCAGTTGATTTTGTTGTGTCTACCGATGACACTCAGGGGCTGCACGACTTCTTTGAACTCGGCCCTGACCGTTCACCAGAAAAGGTTGTTGGGGAGTCTGCATACGAAGGGGTTTCGATGAAGCTTCTGGATCGTATGCTTTTAGCAACAGAAGCAGGGATCGGAACTGTTGTGCTACCACCTGTTCTTGGCGCAGTTTTTAAGGGCTTGTCAAAAGTCGGAGCTAATAGGCCAGTTCAAACAGCAGACGCTATGCTTAATAAAGCAGAAGATTTTTTATATGGTAAAGGATTTAACATTCCTTTATCCAAGTTGTTGCCGCAGCGCTTTGTTGACATGGCGCGTGGTGTCACTGTCGCAGATGTTGTTACAGCAGGAGCTATCCCTGCTGCGAGGTCCGCGATAAACGCCGCCACCAAACAAATATTAAAGCAGGAGACCAGAATACTTGACAAAGTAGAACTGGGCGCAATGGATAGAATGCTGGGCGGGCTGTTCGCCAATCTTAGATATCGTGGGTATCTTGATCCACAAGCGGCAAACATAAACTCGTTAATCAACGCTGCTGTTGAAGGCGATGTTAAGATCGCGGAGAGAAAACTAAAGAACATAGAAAAAAAGATTGATGCATATCTGAATACGCCAGAGATGCGCCAGCAAACCAGTATTACAAAGCAGTCTTTACTGAATGGTTTTATGGATGTTCTTGAGACAGGTCGTCGTCCAGATGGCCTGCCCGACGAATTGTATGCCGCATACAGGTCTGCAAGAAAAGTCATTGATGACTTGTCAGAAAAGCTTTTGGACACAGGCGCAGTACGGGCGCTACCTGAGACAGCCGCGCCGGGGAAGATGAGCCGTCAGCAGTTAATGCAGGTCATCAGAGAAAACATTGAAGCTGGCGGTTATTTACGACAGCGTTATGCTGCTTATGAAAACCCGGCCTATGAAATAGCTGCGGGTTCTACTCGGGAGCGTGAGATATTTGATTTGATCCGCAGCATGAATGGCGGCACTCAGGACCGCACAGTGTTTAACCACATCAAAGAAACACTGATGGACGACAACGCACTAAAGATAACAGACGAACAGACCTTAAACACAATAACAGAGCGTCAGATGCGCGAGTACATTCGTCTTGTTCTTCAAAAGACACCGTCAGGTATGGGCAAACGTGGCAACTTTATGGGTCGAGTGGCAAGACGTAAATTGAACACCCAGCTTTTAAACAGGCGTAAGGTTGAGAGTCCAGTTCTTAAAGAGATTCTTGGGCAGACAAAAAACCCAACCGAGGCGTATATCTCCACAGTGTCAGATCTGTCCACGTTTATCGCAAACGATTCATTCTACACAAGACTGCGCCAGATAGCTGACAATGATATGGCAGATGCTACTTTCCGGAGAGGCAGGTACGGTGAGGAGTTTGCCTCTGAGTCCGAGCGTCTTGCCTTGGCTGAACTAAGACAGCAAAACCCAGCGGCTACAATCGCGGATATAGGCCCTAAACGTAACGCACGTTACATTAACGTCATGGATCGTGTAGCAGAACGCAAAGAACAGCTACAGTTGGAGCTTGATGCGGCGGCAGCACAAGGCGCGTCAGAAGGTAGACTTCGCCAATTGCAGCAGGCAATTGACAATGCAGAAGAAACCGTGATGGCTGACCTAAGAACAAAAGGCTACCACATTATCGGGCGCACAGATCCGGGCGGCAATATGATCAAGAAAGATCCGGGCCAAGCCGAAAGCGCTTTTGGTGCTATGCACAACATAGCTATTCCAGATGCTATGTGGCGGTCACTTTCTAGGACTGTTGTTGATGATGAATATGGTTTAACAAATATTCTCCGCAACGTATACGCTGGTATGTTGAAGCTAAAAGGCATCACACAGTTCAACAAGACAATTTTGTCACCTATTACACAGGTCAGGAACTTCACATCAGCTTCTTTGTTTGCTGCGGCTCAAGGTAATGTTGGAGCGGGGGCCAGCCTCGGGCAGTCCGTGGACATTGTTCTTCGTGACTTAATAAATCGCAAGCTCCTTACAGCGGACTATGAACTTACAGATCAGGGTCTTGATTATCTGGTTGACCTACAGCGGCGCGGTGTTATTGGCAGCAGCGCCGAGCTTAGAGAGATTCAAGATAACTTACGCAAGGGCACCGATCCACGGAACAATGCCGTTTTAGGTGAGCATGCTTTGGTCTCTGATGTGGCGGAAACAGGGCCGAGGCTTAGTGGTTCGTCTCTTGAGAGATTGAACCGCCGCAACATGTTCATGCAGTTCATGGGTAAAGCCGCAGATCTATATCGCGCAGGTGACGATGTCTGGAAGATATATAACTACGAATTCGAGGCATCAAAACTAAGGGAAGCCTATACAAATATCATAGAAAATGTCCGCAGGAATCGCGGGGGAATGAGTGACAGAGATTATCAATTCCGGATTGATACTGCCACCAACAGATTTAAAAGGTTCTTAGGCGACGAAGAAGCTGCGACTGTGGAAGAGGCTATTAAAAATAAAGCTGCCGACAATGTTCGTAATCTCGTTCCAAACTACGAACTTGTGCCACAGATTATTAAAGATATACGCGGCATGCCATTCGGTAACTTCATAGCGTTCCCTGCTGAGATTATGCGTACAGGATTTAATACGCTTGAGACATCGATGAAAGAGTTGAGCAGTGATGATGCAGCTATCCGTGAGATAGGCATGCGCCGCTTGATGGCTTCTTTGTCTACATTCTATGTAGCAGGTCCTATTATAAGAGATACTGCTATGACTCTTGCTGGCGTCAGCGAAGAAGAGATGGAATCTGTTAATGTGTTAGCAGCACCATATCAAAGAAACGCCACCTTCATACCTATGGGCCGGGATGAAAATGGTGACCTCGTGGTTATGGATTACAGTCACTTTAACCCATACGACATGCTGATCCGCCCAGCAGAAGCTATTCTTAACAGTCTGGATGAAAGTAATAAGCTGTCCAAGGACGGCCCTGCAAAGTTTGCTGCCGCGTCGTGGGCTGCATTTAAAGATTTCGCAGACCCATTCACGACTGAGTCTATTGCATTCGGTGCATTGAACGACGTGTTACCTAAAGGTCTTCCAATAGTGGGCCGGGGTGGTGAAACAGTGACAGGTGCAAAAGTGTACCGTGAGATTGAGCCGATGGGTAAAAAGATTGAACGGTCATTGGTTCATCTTCTAAACCAAATGGGTCCAGCCAACATCACGCCTTTCCGCGTACCTGTGGGCGCAGACTTTTCTGAAGTAGAATTATCACGTTTGCCACGCAGCTTGTTTTCAAAAACTGAGTTTGGGGTCAGTGAAGTTGAGCCAAGCACAGGAAGAACATACTCTGCGCCATCTGAAATATTCCGCGCATTGTCGGGCCTGCAAACACAGACTGTCGATTCAAGACGTGTCGCTAAGTTTAAAGCAAATGAATTTAAAGAGCGCCGCTCTCAAGCAGCTACATTATTTAATGATGTGGTAAACATGGAATTTGCAGACGAAGATGCCTATGTAAGAGGGTATCTCGCAGCCAATGAGGCAAGACTGCGTGTGTTCAGGGACTTCGCAGTTCAGGCCCGTGCTCTAGAAAATTTAGGCATTTCAAGAAATGAGCTTGAAGATATCTTGCGTAAGGAGCGTTTAGGTAAAGAAGAAATACGCGCAATCATGAACGGTAGGTATATTCCATACTCACCTAACGAGGCCAAGTTGGAAGAAGGTCAAGAAAAAGGCCACGAGATTCCTTATGGTCTGTTGGGTATATTGGAAGCTGATCTTAAAAATATATCTATTGACCCAGATTTCCCAGAAGAAACACCAGCAGATGCGTTTGAAGCTACCCCATCTTTAGGAAAGAGGTTGCAACAGCAGGTGCCACAGATAAACACTGACACATTTATGATGCAGTCTCAGCCAGTTCCTGCACCACAGCCCCCGGTCCCCGGTCCACAATCCATGGCTCCACAGGCTGTTACACCAAGTGCATTAAACCCCATAGTCAACCCTGATCCAAGGGATCAGGCGTTAGCCCAAGCATTAGCCGCAAGGCAGCGGAGAATAGCATGAACAAAGACATACTAAGAGAACAGCTTGCAGATGATGAAGGTTGTAAGTACGAGATATACCTAGATCATTTAGCTCTACCAACTTTCGGAATCGGTCATTTAATTAGAGACGCTGATCCAGAACACGGTCAGCCCGTCGGCACACCTGTATCAGAAGAACGTGTGCGGCAGGCATTTGATCTGGACATCCTTGTGACCATTGAGGACTGCCACAGACTGTATGAAGACTTCGACGATTTACCAGAGGAAGCTCAGTTGGTCATAGCCAACATGTGCTTCAACCTCGGATATCCACGCCTGTCCAAGTTCAAGGGCATGAAGTCTGGCATTGATGACCGGGATTGGCACCGTGCAGCAGACGAAATGGTCGATTCGAGGTGGCATGATCAGGTCCCGAACCGCGCAAAGCGTTTAGTCAAGCGAATCCGTGATTTAGCAAATGACTGAAAACATTAAATAAAAACATCGATTCTCGTCGAGCTAATTTACAATGACCGTATCAATACACCCTCAAGTCCCTGAGAATCGTTGTCCGCGCTGTCAATCACCCCTAAAAGTGGTTCAAGTGCACGGACACGGGCAGTGTCACTCCTGTAAAGCTGTGATTGATGACTGTTGTCAGGGTGAAACCTGTCAGGTCTCGAGTCCTTCGGGTGGTTTGACTGGGTCGCAGCGCACACCCATAACCACATGATCTTTATTTATCGTGAGTAGCTGCGCTGCCATCTCGGTGGTTCTGTCGATACACTCATTAATAGTTTTGTAGGGGCCGCGTGTATCATCAGCCGCAAAACAGTTTTCTAGATTACCCGCTAGGCAAACCAGTACCATCGCCTCGAACATCTTGTTCTCCTTCACTATGTCGCGGGTAGTATACATCTACATGCGACTGACAGTTTGGACAGTGAAGGTTACTTACGATGAGCCAGTCGTCTGATTCATCACAATCGTGATCACCACCCCAGATAAGTTGTGTATTACAATGCCAGCAGTTCATTCTACAGAAGCTCCTTAAATAAAGCTATGTCAATATCGACTACCGTTTCTACATCCGCTGAATCA